ACCATTAATTGCATTGAATTGGTCTGTATCTAAAGTATCAAATATAGATTCGTCTGCTTTCCCTGTTCCTACACTAAAGTTAAAGAAGTCATTTACAACTGAACCCCATATAGTGTTAATTTTCTCTTTAGAACCACCAATCCATAATCTACCTTGATGAAAAGTTGCTGTTCTTGGGTATCCTCTTGCTTCTGTCCATACTTCTGTTTGGCTTCCCTCGACTTCCCAATTACCTTCATCAGAATAGTCTTCTTTTTCTAAATCTGTTGCAAGCTGTTGAGTTACTGCTTTATAGTATGTAAAATCTTTACCATTAACGCTATTTCCATCGCTATTGTAAACTATGTCACCTATAAGGATATCTTCCTCTCTTGCATCACCTGTGTTTATATAATCAGGTGTTATCCCATCAAAGTTAAACTTTGGGATATGAGAGAATACTATATCAGTTAATGCCCAAGATGTATCGCTTCCTTGTCTTTGCAGTTGCATAGGCTTATAATCTTCGTGAACTAAAATCATTGTATCCGCTGATTGAAGCACATCAATGTCTCTAATCTCTTCTATTGTTAGATAAGGGCTGCTTTCAGTTGATTGTAACTCTCCGCCTTTGTATATCTTTATCTCTAGGGGAGTGAATAGAATTAAATAACTTTGAGTGGATGAGAATACAAAAGATTCTATTCTTGCATCTTGTCCCACGTAAGAATCTGTAATTTTTGCTAGTCCTGGTCTTCTTCTTACTCCACCATGAGGAAGGATTACCACATTTTCTGCTTCTGATAAGCCATTGTAATATTTTCCTATATCTACTCGACCTCTAAGAGTTGGTGCTAAAACTCCTGCTGTCATATTCGATTGGATAATCCTTTTTTTAGACATTAGTTTCTCGCTTGCGTGTAAGGACTACTTGAGAAAGTGTCTTGAGGTCTTTGCGTGCTGTCTGCGAATTTCGCTCTCTTTAGTTGCATCTCGAACATTTTATTATATTCTGCTGCTCTTGTTGAGTTTCCTACTACTGGAATTGCTAATTGTGAAGCCATTAAGAACTCAAAAGCTTTTACAAAGTAAGCGGGAAGCATATCCTCATTTACTCTATAAAGATAATCAATTGACTCTGTCGTGTTGTTGCTGTATAGTTTATCTTCATAAATCTCGTAATCAAATCCGCTTTCTTTCTTGATTAAATAAAGTAGATCACTTGGAAGCTGAAACTGATAAGAGAATCCGTTAAGAGGTGCAGCCGACAGTCTGGCTAATTGTGCTTTTTTTGTGGCAAATCTCCATCTGTGAATAGTTAGTAGGCTTTGGTAAGATTGTTCATAAAGATTAGAAGATGCTTGCGCTCCTGCTCCTGCCTCTTCAAAAGAAGCAATAGGAGGATGCCCAAGTAATATAAGACTGTTTGATGCTATTTGAATAGCGGAAGTTGAGCCAGCCATGTTACACCTCGCTTAGTCCTGCGATTGTTGTCTCAGGCTCAATTTTAAATACTGTTCCGTTTTTAGTTGTCCCTGTAAGTTCTTCAAAGACTGCATATTCTTTAGTTACTATACCGTTTAATGTAGCACCTGCTACAACTGAATCTGCCTTGTACACAACTGTGTCTGTTGCATCATTTACCAGTTTAAATTTTACGTGATAGTTAGCCATTGTTTCTCCTTTAGATTAATTGGAATAGCCCGAGGGCTACTCTATTAAGCTATTAAGCTCCTAATGTGAAACCTGTTACAACAACATTTGCTGCTGAAATAGAAACGACATATAATAATACTGGTGCTGTATCAGAAGTAGATGCAAATATTTGGTCATCTACTGCTAAAATATCAGCAACATCATCAAAAAATTCATCAGCGATTACTTCTGCTTTTGTGTTTGTTGAACCCTTGTAAGAGAAAATCTTAGGAGCTGCGTTACCTGCTCCCATTCCGTTGTTTGCGAATAATGTTCTATCGAATGCCATTTAAGACTCCTTATTAACTATAGTCTGCGTCAACCGCAACAATACCTTCTGGATCAATAGCTACTGAACCAGCTTGCCATGCTCCACAAGATAACCATGATTGTTTATGAGCAACGTAATCTACACGAGTTTGCATATCAATACTTACAGCGTGACCGATTGCTGATTTGTGAAATGCAAAGTTAGTGAATACATCACCTGCTGCTTCTGGTAAACCGCCCTCTGCACGAGTTCCGATAACTTTAAATGTGAAACCTAAGAAAGTATCAACCTCTCCATGTACAAGTGCTTTTACTGCTGCATAGTCTGAGCTTGTTACTTCTGTCTGCTCTAAAAGAGAGTCTAGACCTTGATGGTCTGTTAAGAAATAACGATCTTCCATTGGTGCTTCAACTGCGTTTAGTGCTTTTGCTGCTGCACGAATTTTAGCTACTAATAGTTTTGTACCGCCTGCTGCGACTGTTGATCCTACCCCTGCATCTAATGCATCAATGATTGATTGGTCGTCACGTCTTCCCATTGCTTTAGCAATAGTCTCCGCTAACTCACGAACCTCATCAAAGTTTACTTCTGCTTGGTTATAGATATCCGTGTACTCTGGTGCTTCATAACCTAGTAATGTTGCCACTTTTAAAGAGTGTGCAATATCCATTGGTACTACATCTGCTGATGGTCCAGTTCTTTGTGTTGCTTGACCTTTACCCATTAGACGGAAATCATATTTATCTCCGACAACTCCATTTCTTAAACGTACACATTCACGAAGTGTTTTCATACCTTGATATGCGTGGTTAACTTCTGAGTCAAACTGCTCTGCAGCGACTGAACTTAAATTAACTGACATTGTCAATCCTTTTCTTTAATTTAGTTTCAATATTCGCTGTTTGCTTTGGGTATCTCCTGAACAATTCCAGGAGGTCATAGCACATAGCTATAAACTTCTAAAACGTGTTCAGGCTCTAAGGAGGTATCTGAAAGGTTTTATGTGTTTTAAATATCTATCGTAATTGTACCATAAATATTAATTAATATCAAAAAGACTATCCTTGCGCAATTAATTTAGCGTGATAATCTTCAACTTGCTTTCTATAAGAAGCATCATTCATCTTACGATTGCCGTATTCATCTTTAGCAAATTGCATCTTATGTAATTCGTCTTTATTGAATGTTTTTATTGGTACTACATCTTGTTCGCTAGCTGGTGCTGTCTTTTTAGTCATACCGATAAACGCTTCTATTAACTCAACTCCACCCGGTGAGTCTTTAGCTTGACCGATTAAAGCTTTCATATCATCACTTGATTCCATATTGGCATTTAAGAAGTCATCAATGTTTTGTAGTCTCTCGTTTGCATTAGTGCCAAGGTCTTTCTTAACTTGAACCGCTTGAGCTTCTTGAGCTTCAATGTTTGTTCTCTCATTATCCATAAGAACATTAACTAAGTTTTGATAGCCCTCATTTGATAAGTTATTCTCTTTACCGAAAGTCTGAATTTCTGCAAGTATTGGATGTTCATTATTGTATTCTGTGCCTTCTGACATACTGTATTCATCTGGCGCACCATTAAATGAGCCGAATCTTGATTGTAGATTTTCATAGCCTTTCTCCAATTCTGATACTGAGTTATATTTACCGTTTGCATATTTAGTGATTTGTTCTGTTGATTCTCCGCTATCTGTTACAGTTGTGGGTTCTGTTGTAGCCTCTGTGGTTGTAGTTTGTTCTGTTTGGGTCATGTCTGACATGAGTATCCTTGAGTTAATTTCGTACATAAGTACAAACTAATACCCCTCTAAAGGGATAATATTTGCACTATGAAGTTATATTGACTGATTGGATATCAAAAGATATCTCATTGAACGTCACGTCCATTGTCGTGCTAGCTTTAATTCTCACTTTATGAACATTGTCCGCTACTTCACCAATAGGCCAACTAAAACTCAACGAATCTTCCGTTGCATCTCTTGGAATGTTTTTAACATATGAAAAGTGAATAGTTGTTCCGGTAACATCGTAAAATTCAAAAGTTACACTTCTTGTGCTAGTTAGAGATGTGAACGATATTGCAGCAGCAAAGTGCATACGGTATTCACCATCATTTGACAAAGTTATTGTCCCGTTTGGTTTATCGACTGTCATTACTATTGTGCTTGATGTATCATAATCATCAATATCTTGGGCTGTCGTGGTTAAAGAATAAACTCCTGTTCCCGATTGCCCTTGCATCCCACCAAAGACTGTTGGAGTGTTTTTGTTGTTGATAATATAAACAGTTATTGCTCCTGCCGCATCAGATACTATTGCTCCTCCAATTCTTGAAATAATCGCAGGGGCTGTCGATGTGTATGTTCCAGCTACTGTATCGCTTAAAAATAGAGGAACTCCTGTTGGTAATGTAGAAGTATCGAGATCCGATATTTCTCCGAATGTTGTTATTGCTCCTTCGTCACCATCAGCAATGTCTTCTGATACTATCCCTAGTATCCTTGCGTTTGTGAAAGTGTCTGCTAGAGCTTTTGTTATCTGAACCTTGCCGTCAACCACTCCATTTTGTCTTACAGCCATTCCTTTTTCAATAAGACCGCCAGAATTGTTTTCAACGTGCATGTGCAGACTATGTCCAACTGCTACCTCTACACCTGGTATGCCACTTTGAATCATTTTATTCCCGTGATTAGCATCGTAATACTCTTGTCCTTCAACATGAGAAGGTGGTGATGATTGCGGAGTGTACTTTGTTTTAGTGATTGCTGATGAGCCTGCTATGACTTGATAAGTTGCGTCAAGCTCGCTCTTTTTTAAAACCTTATCTGATGATGCTACACCGCCAATATTTAGCCCGGTTACATCTCCAGAATTGTTAATGTCTTGTAAATCTATATCAGCCATTTTCTACCCCTTTTTCTATTTGTTTTAATCTATTTTTTATATCCATAATGAAATTTGCTTGACCTTGTTTTATTCCTACTCCGAGTAGAGTATCATTTGGCATCGCAATAAAAGTGTGAACGTATTTCTCTGTCCATTTGTCAAGAAGTTTTCTTCCACCCTCGCTATTAAACACTAAAGCATAAAGAGAGTTTTCGGCTTCTCTCTCTGCTATCGCTTGTTTTTGTTGTGGTGATTGCTCATTATCAAACATTTTGCTCTCCTTGAGCTTGTGCCATCTGTGCCATTTGTTGCTGCTGTTGCTCTTGGAGTTGTTTCTTTTCTAAATCTGTCCGTTTGAATGTTTTAGGTACTCCCATCTTATCAATTAAGAAATGAGGTAGTGCTTCAACTTTTACTTCTTGTTGGATGATTTCCGGTGGTAATGCCATTAACATCTCCATAGTCTTCATAACCTGCATGATTTCATCTGCATCTTGTTGTCTTGCCATTGGTGAAGTGAACTTGATTGTAATCTCTTTACCGTCTATCTTCATTGGCACAAGTTTACCAAGTCTAACAAGAACTTTAACAACTTGATTCAATAATCTTTCTAGTAGTTCTGTTTGCAGCTTACCTGTAGCACTTCCACTTGTTGCTTGCATGTCTGCATCACGTATTGACATTTCAGTAGCTGTTCTTACTGGAGTTTCTTGAATAGAACCAAAAGGTTTACTTATCATTACTGTTCTTATAGATTCTTGTAAGCGACTAATATCATAATTAAGAACATTGTAGTCACCTCCTGACACTAAAGGTCTTAAAGTAGAGTTTGCGTTATCATTAGAGCCTACTGGAATAATGCTTCCCGGAACAAGACTGATTGTGTAAGGATTAATGATTCCGTCATCTAATGCTGTAAAAATAGGGTTAGCAGTGAAAGCTGCTGCTCTTAGATGGTCTTCAACCATCTTGTTTAAAGTCTTAATGTCTGGTAATGCTCTCATTATTCGACCACGGCCATAGACTTCCCCTGGTATTGTTGATTCTCTAAACACTACCCAAGGGCTAGAGTCATCTTCTTCTTCTAGTAATACATCTTTATTCTTCTCGTCAATCACCATAGTGATATAGTTGCCCGTTTTCTCGTCTTTTGCTACACCTTCAACAAAGTCAACCTCTGGGTTCTCGTCCATCATCTTCTCTAGTTTGTCGTTTAATGTAGCATTTGGCCATATATACTTGATGTCTTGAACATTTACTTTAATCTCTCTCCATACTGTCTCAACAATGCCAAGTGCAGACTTTTCGATAAGCACCTCTGAAAGAGATACACTTCTAAAGTTTAGGGCAGATTGGATGCCGTCTCCCTCTTCAATAATGATAGAGCCTGTTGATATCCCTAAGTCTAAAAAAGTTTCTTTTACTTGACCGTTAAAGTTTGAGTGATTAATGTGATGAAAGATTGTGTCTGTTGCTTCTTCGAGATACTCTTCTACTGCTTCTTTTTGTTCTTCTGGTATTTCACTACCTGCCTCAAGCATAAACCATTTTCGCCATGCTGGAACTAATTGTGATTCCATACGACTAGCGTAGTCTTCTAATGCGTATTCTGCTGTACTATCGTAAACATATTCACGTTTCTTTTGTCCTGGTGAGAATGTATCAAAGGTTTGTGATTCTGGAAGGGCATATCTATAGCACTCTCTAAGGTGTGATTCCCATTGAGCCTTTTTGTTTGTTCTTGCTTTGTTGATGCGTTTTATCATTCTGTCAAAGTTAAATAGTTTAGGTTGCATTTCTTACTACCTTTTTTCGTGTCTTTGGTTTTTCAATCTTACAGTCACATTCAAATAGTTTTGTAAAATCTTCGGCACTTGAGAAAGCTTGTCCGGGAAGTATCTTTGTAATACTCCCACACTCTTGGCATTTAATCCAAGTATAGTTAGCATTGATTTTCATTTTACCCACCAAGTGTTGCTGCAACACCTCTTTCGTCACCCTCTTTATACAGAAGTGATCTTCGCCCTTGTCTTGCTCTGCCTTGTCTTGTTTGTCTTGATTCTTCTTCTAAAGCTAAGTCTCTTTCTTGTTCATCCAAGATTACTTGCTGCTTTCTTGCTGCTTTTTTAGCATCTTTTGAAGATTTACCGGTTATCATGTCAACAACTCCACCCATATCATCTACCTTTATATTACTTAATATGAAATTATATCATATTCTTTTTGATATTACTTAATATGAAATTATCTTGGTATGAATTGCCATACGTTTGGTTTTATTTCTATCGAATTGCTGCTACCTATGTTTGTTTTTCCTGTATACAGTATCGCCATTTCTTTATCTTTTGTGTAAGTATCATATAGAAAAAGAATATTTCTTCTACTCTCTCTATTTCCTCGTTTATTAAATGCTTCCATGTAGTAAAGAACTATATAATCATCTTCTATCACATAGAGACATATTGCATTGTCTGTTATGATATTGACATGGAGTGAGTCAAGATAAGCATTAAAACCTTTTTCACCGTCTGTTGTGTGTTTAAGTATTCGCTCTTTGTGCTTTAGGAGTTCTTTATCGCTTTGCATTTGCTATTCTTCTAAGGTCTGCTACTTGTTCTTGTATTCTTAATAGTTGCTTTTTATACGTTTCAGCTCTTTGTCTCCACTCTATCAATTCGTTAACTATCACTTCTTTATCTACTTCAGGGTTAAGTTCTATCCATTCTTTGCTAGTCATATATATTCCAGTTGTTAGATTTACCTTGCATTGATCCACTCGCTCTCATGTCTTTTGCTATGCGTTCAGTCCATGATAAAGCAAAGTATCTAAAAGCATCTGAGCCGTGAGAAGCCCAATCGTGTAATGGAGCATCTTTATATTTATTCTTTTTCTCATCAAACTCTTTGCGATAGTTCTTAATAGCTCTAATCCCGTCTTTACAATTATCTGCATCAAACCAGCAACGACCTATAATATTTCTTGCTGCTTCTATACCATCTGCTATCCCTTTATTTGGAACGAGTCGAGGAGTTATTCCCATCTTCCTTAGTGCTACTTCTCTTGATTGTCCTGTGCTTAACTCTCTTACTCTTATATCATGTGGTAAGTAATGCCCAGAGAAAGTGAAGTTGTATTTATCTCTTAAATCATGTAGCCAATTCACATAGTGCTTTAAGCCTTCTCCGTTATTCTCATAGTATGCTACTACTCTTATTTCGTTCCCATGAGCTTGTACTACCCATATTGCAGTGCTGTCGCTTATTCCTAAATCCCAAAAAGAGAAAGTTTTTAATGATGATTCAATAGGTACAGATGTTATTCTGCCATCTTTAGCAGCTATGTTCATTTGTTTAATGTAATAAGCACCGTCTATGTCCATATCTGCCCACGATCCGTTTAGCCATTGTTCTCTAAGTTGTTCTGGCAAACCCTCTAGGTATTTTAAGTATTGAGGGTCTTTCAATAGTAAGTGCGGGTTATCTCTTATTGTTGCGGGAATGTATATAAAAGTTCTTCCGTTATCATCAACGAATCTGAGCTTACTTGTCTTCACGTCTATCTTAAATCGTTCTTTTACCCACTCGTGTCCTGCTCCACCCGGATTAGTTGTTAAAAATACTTGGGTTTTAATTCCATCGACTGTTGACCTGACTGAGCCTAAAAGCTTTTCATATAGTTTCTCGCTTGGTATGTGGGTGACTTCTTCCATTAAGAGGCGATGGATTTCCCATCCTTGATATTTAGTATATGCGTCTGGTGTTGCTAGGTGTCCAGTATAGATGATTGCTCCACTAGGGAACTTTATAGTAGCCGGATTGCCTGAGACAATAGCGCCCATTGGAGAGTACTTTGTTCTTGCTCTGTCTACGAAGTCGGCTAAGTCTGTCGCATTTCTTCTAATTACTAATTGTCTTAACTCTTTTTTTTCAATATCGTATAGTAACCATTGTAAAGCAGTGTCTGTTTTACTTAACCGCCGCCACGAGAACCACCAAATAAGACTTCTTCCGCTGTTGTTGCTAAAGCAATTTCTTGTATCGGTGTTGGTCTCCATTCAATGATGCTCATAGCGGCATATCTCCTTTGTTCACAAACTCCCACATAAAGCCTTTATATGACTTTCGTATTCCTTTGCAAACTAATGATATTTTAGATTTCCCCTCGGGGTATCCAAATTTTCTTTCTGCTTCGAGTATTGAATCATAAGTTCCAATTACCTCTCCGCCACATAACTGCTTTACTGGCTTAGGGTTTGTTCCTTGTTTTTTTAAGTTGTCATAGCTTGTCATTATTTGAATATTGCTTATTGAATAAGGCTTGCTATCTTCTTTTCTATCAAAGGATGGTCTCTTCCACCTATTATAATCATGCTCTACCCACTCTTTGTGGAGAATATGGAATATCTCTTGACTTAATGCCCATTCTGTTAGCTCTTTTGTTGTATATGCAGGGCTTCTGTGGTTTCTTCTTTTAGAGTTTCGCTTTTGGTCACAATGTAATTGAGCGACTAAGCCTTTCTTTGTTCTTCTGTATTTAGTGTGTCTATTCATAAAGACTCCTATTTTTACAAGTATTATACATTAATCCCGCCATTTTGTCAATCACTGGTCTTTATCTTTCTCTGGAGCATAATATTGCACTTGTGGTGCTTGTACTTGCTGCTGGGTTATGTCTATCTTTGGAGAGTGTCTATTAGTTAGCCCAAGATTGTCTGTTACTGTCTGGATAGCCTTTGCATGGTTTAAGTGGTCTGAGCTTCCATGTGCTACTGGCTCAAATTGTTGCATACCGTCACCGACATTTATCTTCTCGACTTTCATTCCATCTTCAATATCATCATAAATCTTTAGTAATAGTTTGTGGTTTACATTCATCGCTAGATTTTGAGATTGAGCCTCAGTTAATAACACTTCATTGTATGCTTCTTTTTGATGGGGACTCAGTGAGGATTTTTTTTCCTCAATTTCTTTTCCCTTTATAATGTTAGCAATTTCGGCACTTGCAAGGGTTGTTAGTGAGGATTTTTCTAAGTCTAAACTCTTTATATAATTCCTCACTGTTTTAGGGTCACATCCTACTTCATCAGCAATAGCACGATTAGATAATCCACCCTTTGACACTAATACTTCTAATTTCTTTTGCTGAGATTTACTTAATGCCATTTAGTGCCTTTCATGTGTGATATTATAGCATTTTTATTGCAGCCCTTTAATATAAGCAACTAATTTCTTTACCATGATATTTTACAACATAATCCGTGCCTTGGATTACTATCTCGGATACTAATAATGTTTGTTCTGTTTCATTTCTTTTTTCTTTCAAAATAAGCTCCCTTGAATTTCTGCTGCAAATAAGCCTACATTGCAATCTAAAGCGTCTTTGTGTTTTTTTATTCTTTCTACAGCTAACTTATAATAAGTCTCATCCATTTCAAACCCTATATAGTTTCTATTTGTATTTAGTGAAGCGATAGCAGTCGTTCCACTACCCATACAATTATCTAAGACTAAATCGTTTTCGTTTGTGTAGGTTTTTATTAGGTATTCGAATAGTTTTACTGGTTTTTGGGTTGGGTGGAAATTCTCTTTATTTTGTTCGTGAGGAATTTTAATTATATTTGATGGATAACTTTCATCTGTTCCTATTTCTCTAAAATCTCCGTGCTTAAAATCTCCGTAATTTCCATTATTCGCAAACTCTTTACCACTATGTCTTGGTCTTATATTTGCTTTTGGTTTTTTTGTTATTTGAGGATTGTATACACATTGTTTTCTATAAAACACTAATATATTTTCGTGATATTTCAAGGGCTGTTTTTTAGCATTTAAAAATCCCGTTGGTTGAGATTTTTCCCATATCCACTCATATTTTAAATACTTAATATTTGAAGCACCTAAAACTTTATCAAAAGGAGGCTGTGCTGTTAAAACTATAGCCCCGTTATCTTTTATAATTCTATTGTAATGCTCCCATAATTCAGGAAATGGAATTATGCTATCCCAACTATTTTGAGTCGTCCCATAAGGTAAATCACAAAGTATCATATCAATACTCTTTTCTTTTATGTCTTTCATGCCTATTAAGCAGTCTATGTTGTGGATTTTATCCTTCATTTCTGTCCCTCTAATTCAATAGCTCTCTCAATAGATGCAATCGCTTCTAAGTAGTCTTGTTTCGTGTCTTTGTATCCCCTTTGACCACCTGCAAGTAACTTCTTGACTGCGTGGGCAATCGCTGAGTTAGTCACGTTAAAGCTTTGAAGTACATCATAAACATCTATGTGTATTCCCTTGCACTCTTTAAGATATTTGTTTCCATTTGCTCTAATGCCTAAAGCTTCTTGATAAGTTAATGTTTCTATCTCGCCCTCAAATGGTGGTGACATTTTGTTATCTCTTTGTGATACTTCTTCATATGTCAACTCTTCTTCTAATTCTCTTAAACTCTTGCTCATATCATATCTCCTAAATAATCTTGATATTTCTTTTGTTTTCTTAACCTAACGTGTAGTTTTTTGATGAAAATCTCACTAAACTCTACAAATTTAAGCAACTGTTTCGGTATGTTTGTGCTAATCATGCTTTTTTCAATCGTTTTAAATAATCCATTTCGCATATACTCATTCCATGATTCTCTATTCTCTTCAAAGAACTCCGCAATTACTTTAGCTAAAAAGTATTGTTTTAACTGTAACACATGAGTGAAGTAATAATAATAATCGTGTGCAGATAGCCAAATCTTTTTTGCGTATCTTTGATGATCTATAAGATAATCTTCATCAATACACGTTCTCCCGTTAATCTTCATTATCCACTCTGGATTATGATTATGTCTTAATACATGAATGTTTGTTTCTGGTATGTCGTATAACTTTGAGAAATGTTGAACTGTTACATACTTTGCCATTTATTATTTTAACTCCTTAACTTTGATTCGATTTTTCTTATCTTTACTCTTAATATTTTAATAAGCCTTTGGTAATACTCTACTGAGTAACTTCTTAATACACCTTTTTGAGCTTCTAAACTTTCCACATAATCAATTCCGTATCTATTTATCATAAAAACACGATACTCTTTCGGCATACCACCGTTAAAACGATTGCATCGTTTACATTGTTGAAATATTTGGTTTGTGTTGTAACGGATTGAACTGTATCCAGATGTAGGTAAAAAGTGACCGCCATCCATCTGACCCTCTGAATGTCCACAAGTACAGCATCTATACCCATTTTCTAGCTGGTCTTTTAATCTCGCATATTTATTTGTTAGCATTTGAGCGTTTTTTTTCAGTACTGTTTTATCACTATCATTAAATTGCTTTAACTCTTTGCGTGATATTTGCTTTCTTTTTTTATCGTGTTTAGCTTGTATCATTCGACTGTATTCAATTCCGCAAAGTCCCGAACACACGACTTGACCGATTCTAACTCTCTTGTATGGGTTTTTACATATTTTGCATTTAGGATTTTTCATCATTTATCTCCTTACCAATGATATACGTCAAATATTATTATTGTCCATTCGCATAAAACTGTTGAAAGTATCAGGAACTTAGTCCACCAACTGCTCAAGTGTTTCACCTATTGCATCACAATACCCTTGCCAATATCTAATAGCTGGTAAAGGCTCTTGTTTCTGTTCAGCTTCTTCTAACTTGTCTTTTCCAAATGCTAATTTATTTGATAACATTAATTTAATTGTTTCTACTTCTGTCATATTAGTATCCTAAGTCTATTCGTTGCTTCAATGTATCAGCATAAATTTTCATAGCTGATTCTTGGTTGTATAGTAAAAACTGAGCCATTGATGCTAGTGAATCAAATGTGTCTGAACAAATAAATTCTTCTAACTTGTTTAGCCTGTTAATTAGCTCTTCGTACTCTTCTTCCATCCTAATACCCTATCTCATAAGTATTACAATAACTAATTGCACCTTGTATCTTGTCTTCGCTATGCCAAGTCTCTCCATTATCGAAAGAGTACTTTAATGTCTTTGGGTCTATTTCTGTAAGTCCCTCACTACCAAAAATTACGTTTTTATATTCATGCCATCTTTTTAAGAATGATTCATCTTCAATAACTTCACCATTATCTAATCTTTTTGCTTGTACTATCATTATTTATCCTTAGTTTAATTCTGTATAACTTACACATATAGTACAGTCTTTTTGTCCGTATGATTCTATTACGATTAATCCCAAATACATTAAGTGAGAATAGCTATCAAATGCAAAATTTTTACTTGTTTTAGTATCTTGTTGTAACTTAGTTTTATGCTTTGGGCTTAACAGTAAAATATCAGGTTTTATATCTTTATGTTTAATTTTCTGTATCTGCTCTTTAATAAATCTATCTAGTAAATTAGCCTTCATTTCTTATCCTTTTTATCTAACCATTCAAAGCTACCAGTAACACTATTAAACCTAGCACACTGTTTATGTTGAGTTATTTCGTTATTCCATTGATGCCCAAGTAATCCAGTCAATGTCATGTTGAGTATAAAACCAATTGCAATTCCTAATGCTATTCCTGCACTTAAACAATCTCTCATATTAATCCTTTCTATCCTCAAATCTCCAAATAGTATGAATATACATAGCTATACACACCCATGTCATTATGATTCCGATTGATACTAGCCATATTAGTGAAGTACTCATATTAACTCTTTCATTTTTAATAGTTTAGCCCTACTTCTTGCAAGTAAAGCAACACTCGCTAAACAGTCTGGATTTTGTTTAACCTCGTTTTTGTAGAATCTTATTAATTGTTGTAAATCAATCATTTTTTATCCCTATTTACTAACATTTTAATATATGCTCTTAGCATCATATCTTTCTCTTTTGCTTTCTTTTTAGCTTTTTCGTGAGTTTCATCATCTACTTGAATTACTTTCATTTCTACTCCTTAAATATTTGATATTCAAAATTATAAACTATTTTGACTTAAATTATACTTTAACTATTGTTTAATTATTATTTAAGCAAATTAATATTATAATTCTTCACAACAAAGCTTTAGGAGGTTTTAAAATGTGTTTAGATTTACATAAAGATGAAATGAGAGAAGAGTTAATGAAAGATAACTTGCATGAAGAAAAAATGAGAACTGATATAGAGTATTTTTGCGAATATACAGTTGAGAACTTATACTTTAACAAACCAATACATTTATTTGATGTAATGATTGAGTTAAAAAAAGAGTGCGTGAAGTATGAGCAAGATATTCAAGATGTATTTGATTATGCAAGGGAGTTAATATAATGAAAAAAGATAATACTGTGGAAGCAGAAATAGTAGAAGATACACAAATAGTTTTAAGTGAGATTAAATATCCAGTTAGCGAAACTGATTTAAAATCACTTTTAGAAGAGTATAAAGATATTCCAAACATTGATCCAAATAGTGAAGATACTGATTTGATAGCTACTCAGTATCAATTCGTGAGAAAAGGTCATATCGCATTGGTTAGAGCTAGAACGGGCATTGAAAAAACTCGTAAAGCTTTAAAAGCTCCGGCACTTGATTATGGAAAACAAGTTGATGGGATTGCTAAAGAATTTCAAGCTATGATTAGTGGTACTGAAACGGCACTACAAATTCAAAGAACATTGGTTGAAGAAAATGAAGCAAGAAAAATGCGTGAAGCTGAGGAAGCTGAGGAAGCTCGTATAAGTGCTATTAAAAGCAAAATAAAAGCTTTTGAAGCTTTGCCTCTTCTTTATATAAATAGTTCTTCTAGTGAGATTTTAGCTATTCTTAACCCCTCTGAAAACCCAACAGAAGAAATATTTGAAGAGTTTTTTAATGAGGCAGTAACAACTTATACTAATTCTCATTCACAACTAAGACAAATGTATGATAATAAAATCTTAGTCGAAAACGCTCAAGCAATTCAAGATGAAGCTGATGTAAAAGCTAAACTTATTCAAGAAGAAGAAGATAGAAAACTTCAAGCAGAGAAAGATTTACTTGCAGAACAGCAAAGACAATTTCAAAAAGATAAAGATGAGTTTGAAGCTAAACAAAGAGCAATTCAAGAAGAGGCTGATAGAAAACAAGCTGAACTTGAAGCTGATGAGTTGATGAAAAAACAAGAATCAGATAAGAGAGCTAAAGATAAACAAGACGTTAAAGACTTTAACTATGCAAAATTAACTGCTATTGAGTCATTAAGAGAATATAGTGATGATATTGAGGTTTTATTAAATGCGATAATCGCTAATAAGGTCGCTTATGTAAAATGGGAAATGTAATGGAAAATTCAGTATTTAAAAATCTATCAACTTTAGATTTAAACAATAAAATAAAAGCAATTCAAGGTAATAGATATTTACCTTGGACTGAGGCATGGAGTGAGCTTTGTAAGCTTTACCCTAATTCTACTTTTGAGTTTCACGAGAACAACGATGGAATTCCGTATTTTAATAGTCCTTTAGGATTGTTTGTAAAAGTGTCGGTAACTGTCAAAGAAATTACTCACACTATTCATAGACCAGTATATGACTTTAGGAACCTAGCTATGAAAACAGAGCCATATCAAGTAAAGTATGGAAAAAAAACAGTTGATGTGAATGCTGCTACTGCTAATGATGTGAATGATAGTTTAATGAGAGCATTAACAAAAGCTATAGCACTTCATGGACTAGGAATTTATATATTTCAAGACAAGCAATACGCTGATGCAGAACTTTTAGACAGCTCTCAAATTTCAGAGATTAGCAATTTAATTGCAAAACATAAATTAATGTTATCGGATTTAAATGCAGTCTTTGGAATTAATAAACTTTCTGAGTTAATGGCTATTAATTTTCAAGGTGCTTTACAATGGATTGAAGATAATAAAAATGCTACTAAATCTTAAAAAAACTATGCAAGGGTTTATCCCTTGTGATGAAGAAAGCGTAAAGACATTTAATAAACTCAATGAAGGTGTAGATATTTTTGTAGAATTTAAACCTCGCAGAAATTACAGGCTTCATAAAAAATACTTTGCGCTCTTAAATGCTGTTATAATAAATCAACAGCATTATAAAACAGTAGATAATTTGCATGAAGTCGTGAAATTCAAAGCTGGGTATTATGAGACAATAATTCCATTAGAAGGAGATCCTTTTTTAAAAACAAAGTCAATTAGTTTCCATTCAATGGATAATATGGAGTTTGAAAGCTTCTATAATGTAGCTCTTGATGAATGTATCGCCTTAGTTGGGGATGAAGCAATAGAAGAGATAATTAGATTTAACTAAGGAAAAACAATGAAAAAATATAAAGCAGTATACGCAAAGCTATATGAGTCAAATGGCGAAATGAAAACAAGTTGGAAGACTCTAGGTTTTGCTAA